TACTAGGGTTTCATTCCAGTATTAGCAGCATCTTTGAAACGATGGGTAAGAAGCAAATAACTCTCTTCGCTGGCCAGCAGGCACCTTGGGACATTTACCAGTTTGATTGATGCTACAAAATCCGCTCAGCCTCAAAGCAAGAAGTAATTCCTCCTGAATCATTCATATCAACAGGACTGGTATCGCTTGAAATTTCCAAATAGAGGTAGGCATCGACCTCGCAATCGACCGCCCAGTAATCAAGAGAAATGTGGCCATAGCCTCCTTGGTGATCGATCTCAGCCAGTGCTTTGTAACTGCCTCCTAATGTGCCAACTGTGCCATAGACCAAGAATCCCAGATGTGCCGCGTCGGAAATGAACGACAAGTCCCAGTGAAATTTGTAAAGTCGAGAAGCCTCTTCCAGCACAAACACGCTTTTACCGCTGGCCGATGGGTGCGATAGATTCCGCGTGATCTTCAAGCCGTGATCGTGCTCGCCAACGATTGGTGCAAAATGCGGATAGATATTATCGCCAGAGACTTCAGCGCCGGCACTCGGATTTAGCGCGAAGTATCGCCCCGGTACATTTCCAACCACATAATAGCTATCCTGAATGCGCACGAACTTGACCCACGCGCCTTCGGCCAAATCACCCATGTAATTGAAAACGGTCATTTCGATTTCACTATCTTGCTCATCAGGCAAGCCAGCATCCTCAAAGCCGTACCACCAACCGACAGTTCCATAAGAGCCGCGATTTATGGCTTCTTTGGCTTTACCCAATAGAACCGGATTAACTCCCTTATCCTTCCCGCTCGCCCCCTGCATGGCCATCAACGCCTTCACCTGCTGGCGCAACGAGTCCACTTCCCTTTTCAGGTTTAGAATTTCCGTGCGGTTCGAGGCTGGAAAGTCGCTCATTTTATGGCTCGAAGCTGTCTAAATCTGGTGTGAAAAACTGCGTCTCGTAACGCACCCCTGGCATCGCTGCACCGCTCGTTGTCGATGGGTGCGTGTATTCAACCGCCGTGATTATGCTGTTAATCGTGATCGGGCTACCTTGTGAAGTGTATTGCCTTACCAGATACCCAGCACGCAACCCGCTGTGAAACTTTGCCGATGAAATTTGAATTGCTCTGCGAGTTTCACCATACCAGCTATAAGCTAACTTGGCTCTGGCCGTGAGTTTTTTTCTGTCATCTTTCAGCCAGCCAGCGGTACCTAATTCAAGCAGGTCTCCAGAATGGCTAAGCCCAGTAACGGTGTTAGCTGCAACCCAATCGAGTCGGTATTGGTCGCCAACATTGAGCAGCATTTCGCGCACTGTTTCCCTGTTGTTTGGCTGATTGTCCGGCCACACACCTTCACAGAAATAATCGAGACGAATGCACAATACAAAGTACGCTTCTTTCCAGTCGGCCAATGTTCCCAGAAACTTTTCTTCTACTGGCAGCGGGTCAAAGTAAAAGCCGGTACCAGAATAGTCGCTGGCAATCGCATACTGTTCGGCACCATCAATTTGCATGTGTACTGCGCGGTCATTGTCGGGAATCATTACTGTTGCAGTGAAGTCGTATTTTTCTTCTTTACCATCGGTGTGCTGGCGAAGCTGTGACATTTTACTACTGAGAACGTAGCCGGACTCATCGGGTTTTTGCAGGTAGCATTGAGGTGGCAACTTCTCATGCGGTCCTTTGCCAACTCGCGTTTCATTGATTACGGGAAGTCCGTCTGCTTGGCCAGCTGCATAAGTCGCACTGCTGACCATTGGTAGTGATTGCTCAATAATTAACTCACTTGGGCACAGCTTAAATTTATAAATGTTGTACGGATTCTGAACGATATTTTCACCATCAATTGTGCCGGTAAAGTTGTCAGGGATTCGGTATCGAGTGAACACGTTGCGATACTCTTCACTACTTCGCACAAGGTCGTTCATGCGTTTTTTTTCTTCGTCGTTTGCTGCTGAATAGCCAGCTTCACCAGAGGCACCGGCGTTAAATTCTTCGCCAAGCGTTTGAGTCCAACCTGCTTCGATGGTGTTCGTTTGCTTGCTGAATGTTCCGGTAGTTGTGGCTCGTGCGCCTCGGCATCGGACCCGCTCGACTCGTTCCAAGTGGCTGGTGATAACAGAGCTGCTTCCGCTGCGGTCGCTGGTGTTAATTACGTCAACCATGTTGAGGTTGGGCTTGAGTATTCCGGTCGGTAAATCCACCGTTCTGCCAGCAAGTGAGTAAACCCTGACAGCCAGCATTGAGCCGGATGGAATAAGGTTCCAGCTAAGCATGCGCTGAGGTGGCAACAACTCATTCAAGCATGTGCGAAGCGATTTATTTGCCGCATCAAAAACTGGCTGGTCATTGATCGATTTCAGCAGTTCCAGCGTGTCAGGGTGCAAGTAGCATTTTATACGCTGAATGCTTTGCGAGTCTCGCATCCCCAGTAGTTCAACCAAGTAAAGCAGGATCTCGTAAGTTGTCCATGTCTTGTCCTTTTCGGCCACCTTGCCAGTGAAAACAGCAGCTCTATCGACGCGATGTTCTGCGCGATTGGCTCCCACTTTTGCATCGCCTAGAGGCTTGTTGAATGGTATTACGTGATCGACTTGGTAAACCTTTTTATCGACTTCGTGATAGTAGAGAGAGCTTCTAACGGGAGTATCGTCAAGCAGCTTTTCCAGTCCAACTGCTGAAATGTGCTGAATGCCATTGTAGGCCACTGCATTGCCGTTTGGAGTGAAACCGCGTTGCTCATCATGTGTCACGCTTCCGATGCCGTACCAACTCACCACTGTGCCGGTTACGTCACAAATTTTATCGACACGCAAATAGATTTCAGCAGTATCGATTTTCTCAATCTTCGCTGGCCTGCTCTCGCCAATAGTACCACGATAACCAACACCGTAACGATGCTCGAAAGTAGCTGAGCCAATATCAGGAGCAATGGCGAAACGCATCATTGTGCAAACCAGAGCCTTGTTTTCCTGCCACGCCCCGCCCCACGTGGTGCGCGTATAAACTCTTGGCGAGGTAACTGCTGTACCGCGCTGAGAATTAAACGGGCTGGAAAGGTCAACGGTGGCCATTATGCTGGGTCGCCAAATACCATGATGATATTGATTTCGTCAGCTTCCGTACCGCTTACTTTCACGGTTTTTGCGGAACCTGAAACGGCTGGCAATGCGAGTCCAGAAGACTCTACAAACCCGCTGCACACTACTTGGCCAGGATACAACACGATCTTAGCCGTGCTGCTACCAAACAAGTGGTAGGCGTTACTGGCACCAGGCTCGACGGTCACTGGGTCAGCGTTGCCGATTGGTGCCTTGATTGACCATGCCAAGAGCTTCTTACCGGTTAGGTCGATTTCCTCAACATTCGTATCGCGTGCTGCTGGGCATGCGGTCAAATCAAATGTGGTTGTACCACCGCCAGGTATTGCGTGCGACAAGTCAGGAATCGCGCCGTGAGTCGCTGGCGTGGTGTCAGCAGTGAGACGCACATCGAGACCATAGGTGTCGTAGATACGGCTGTTTCCTCCGTCTTGAGAAGCTGGAGAAATTGAATCGTCGGCGGTCTCGGTAATCGAGAGCCGGAAGTTTGCCGATAGTGTTGAGGTGTAGCCCATGCCGGTTATTTCTCCTGTGATAAAGTCAAATGTAAAGGGTGGTGCCAAGGCGGCAATGGTACTAATACTGATTCCCATGCTCGCCTCCTTAGCTGACTGCAGTTTGTTCTTCGGTGGTCCCGTCGTCGGTCATTTCTTGGGTGGCACTGATCGGCGTGGTGTTGTCATCGGCGTACATGGTGATCGCTCCAGTAGTCTTGTTGCGGGTCATGCGCTTGTAGAAGCGACGATAGAGCCACAGCATGCGGTCCAAAAAGCCGGTGGGTATGACTGTTTGGTCGATGCTCCCGACCACAAACATGCTATCGGTGATCGAGCCATTCGCCAGCGTCACACCATCCACTGTTATGGCTTCGTGAATTTCGTCGAGCATGTTGCGATCATCAGGAGTAAAGTCCACAGCCGTGGTATCAACTACTTGCATCGGAACGATCTGCACACGGCCAATGCCACCGACAGTGCCCGTGATCCGCCAAGTGATATGCTCCGGCGCATCGGTCGAGGTGTTGGTGTAGCTGGCGGTATATTCGCCTGTGCTGGGATTGGCCCATGATCCGGTATCAAGTCGCGATGAAACATCGCCAGTAAGTGCGCCAGTGATGCTGACCGTAGGATTGCCACTGTCGAGATTAGCAGGAGAGCCAGCAGCATCGCAGAATAAGAGACGAATCACCACCACATCGGAGCTAATATCAGGCCGCTCCAGAATAGCCGGAATGTTGCTGCTCACATACGTGTTGTTATCGAGGTTATCTATGGCGTTGATAATGTTTGTGGTATCAGTGCTAGTAGCCAGACCGTCCTGAATTTCGGTAATGGCATCGGCAGCCAAAGCGGCGGCATCGATCACATCGGCATCGCACTCTTCCACCAAAGCTGGTACGCGCGAATTGGCATTGAGTACAGGCACACCACCGACTGCCCCAGCAGCAGCTGCGGGGAGGGAAGTGGGCGACCATTGCACCAGTTTTTCACACCAGATTGAATCGCAGATTGCAATTGAGCTAATTGTAGAATCGACAGTGCACTCCACAATATCTCCCGGAGCGTAACCGCTGGGAATGGTGAATTCTGCTTTGTATTTGCCAGTTGCCAGATTAGTGACTGTCACAGTCACGGCACCATCGGCAGTACCATTTTGGTACACGGTGCCCGCTGGTGCGCTGTCCCCATTCACCAGCGCGCCGGTAATGCCATGCAGGAAAAACAGTTTTTTAACGGGGTCATTGGGTGCGTAAACCATTAGATTCTACTCCGTAAATTGCTTGATCCACCGCGCGGAATGTTGCCACCGCCACCACCGCCTGTGTCAGCCTCGGGCTGGGCCGAGCCAATTGAGGCGTAAGCCACTGTGCCCGAATAGCTGGATGCTGTTTGTGTGTAGTTGTCGAATCCGGCGTTAATGGCCTCGGCCAGCACAATAGTAAAATCCCCAGTGGCTGGCGCATTCCATGGTGTTTGATTGGATGGGTAGGTCACTTCGCTAATAATCTGGCCTTTGAAATTTGTGGAGTGGTATGTTCCACTTCCATTGGCCGCAGTGCCAGAGCCAAAGCCAATTGCGATAAAGGGGTAGCCAGGCCACGATTGATTAGTGACTCCCAGTCCGTAGCCGACGTTATCAATGCAGTTGCAATTGATAAGTCCAGTTCTACCCCATGTTGCTACAAACCATCCATGTGAGCCATTATTGTAAGTTTCGCAATTCAGATAAAAATCATCCGTTTTAGCAGCGAATCCATAACGGCCATTGCTGTCAGAAATGCAACCAATGTACATATCTGCAGTTCCAGCACCATTAAAACCATCAACTGAACCACCTGTATTGTCGTGTGAAATACAATTTACATACCGATTATTGCTGCCACCACCATAAAACCCATGATTCAAACAAGCATATGCTTCACAAGCAATTAGCACGTTACCAGTAGTATCAAATCCATAACTCCTAACATTGTTGACAATACAATTTTCAAAAATTGCAGCCCCAGTGGTTACACATCTTACCCCTGCGGCTGCTCCGCTGGCTCCATTATTCTTAAACTCCAGATTTTTGAAATAATAGTAAGTCGCAGATGAGACAGATAGCAAATTGTACGCTGCCCCTGATGTGCCACCATTAACCACTGCCTTACCACCGTCGCCAGGCGTGGTTGTGTAGCCTTCAAATTGGCGGCGAGCACTGCGAACGTTTGCCGCTACGTTGGCGACGATGGCAGCAGTGATGGAGTAATCGGCGTCGTTTTTCATGTTCACGCGCATCGGGTTATCACTGCTGTCGTGCATGTCCATATTCAGAAAACTGATAGGAAATCCGCTGGCCGCATTGGGTCCTTTCCAAGCCCCTCCGACCTTGGCATCATAAGTACCATTAGCCGGAATGCTACCCGAATAACGGCTTGCATCTGTAGTGATAGTGGTTGACGTAACTGCTGAAATTCTGGCGATATAAGTAGCAACAGTTGCGCCCGAGGTGTGGACGCTAATCCACATACCGACACTCACGCCAGTCGTACTGCCTACGGTCAAGACTCTGGTTGCATTCACCCATGTCCCCGCAGTGAACGCATAAGGCGCAGTGTTATCGGTAGTCGACCCCGCATTGAGATTGCTACCGCCTGACTGACAATAAAATTCGGTAAACGCCATGCTAACTACCTGCCTCTCTGATTGGTCAAAGTGCCCTTGGCAATATCGCGCCCCTGTACTCGCAGGCTTTTGGGATCATCGGTGATAGCGCCTGAGATCTGCAATTTCTCGCTATTGGCTGCCGCAAAATGCTGTTTGCTGAACATGAATAAGCAGTCGGTGAACTTCACACAGTTGTAATTTTGCTGCGTAAAGATCGTGGGTTTGGTCGAAGGGGCATCGATCTTGCCGTGAAACTTGCAGCCGACAAACACTACATTGCCACAGTCGCGCAAGGTCACCGCATTGGTGCTAAAGCTTTCGAAGCGGCAATCGATGAGCAGCGTCGGGTTGCTGTAGCGCTCGGGTGTGCCAGCGATCTCCAGCACGGTGCCACATTGGATCGAGCGAAAGGCGGGACCGAGTGTAGTGTCCCAGCAGCCGGATAGCTTCACCCCTTCTTCGCAGCCCTGTAAATTGAATTTTGTGAGGCAGAGGTAATTGGTATTCCGCGCGATCAGTCCCAGCGGAAACCTCCTAACAGAAACATTTTCGATGGTGACTCCATTGGTAATTTTTTCGGCGGAACCAATCACAAAGGCCGCTTCCCCCTGAAAATCTTCGGCTGGTACCAGAATCACATTTTCCCCGTTGTAGCAGTCTTGCGATTCCAGCACGATGGGGCGGTTGATCTCCTGGACTTTCTCGCCCGCCAATAGGCTCGATGGTAACAGGATCAACAGGCACAGCAGCAGAATTCCCCATGCCGTTCTAAGTTGCTCTAGCGAATTCGTAAGGCCAGCATCAATACGTGCTCTCAACTGATTGTGCAGGTCTTTTTTCGATTGCAAATGCGTATCGTTGGCATTATGCAGCTCGTAGCGTCTCGATTCGGCAATTGCTTCCTGCACCTGAGAGAGTTGCAAATTTTCGTAAGGCGATTCACTCCAAACACCCATGCGCATCAGTTTTTCGGTCATGCCTTGCGATAGTCCAGCGGCTTGCAATCCACTGATCTGCTGGCGTATTTCTGCATCGGATAAATTAAGCCCTTCATGGTTGAACTTTTGAGCATAATTTTGGAGTCGCAGAATTGTTGCTCGTATCTCCATGATTGCAGAGGCGTTGCCTTGTGCGTCTTCCTCGCGCAACGCATTCACCTGGGCTTGCATTCCCCAGATTGCATTTTCCACCGCCACAAACACGAAGCCGGAAATGTTTTCGCCACGGTAACGGTCATCTACATCCGCAGCGGTGAAACGCGTATTGCTGCTGTGCTCAACTCGCGTGTTTCTCAGTTCGGTTAAAACTTCACTGGCGCGGCTGCGAGCAGCTTTGAGCAGTGGGTTGTCGAGTATCGTTTGTGCTAACGGTGAAAGGCTCATATCGATTCCTTTAGGTTATGGAAATTGGTAATAGTGTCCACGTGCAAACGCAAAGCCCGCGATACCCTGAACCTTTGCTGGCAGCGGTAATAGCTCGCGTTCTTTGGCTGTCTGGTTGCACGTGTAAAACTTGGTACATGTAGCGACTATTGGTTCGACCGTTCACGTGTAATGGTACTGGTCCAAATGTTATCAGTCGTCGGTAATCGTCCACTCTGTTCAATGCCGCGTGGTAATCGGCAACATATTCAAAGCTGCTGATCTGAAACTGTGTTCCGCGTGAACCAAGTGTGTAAACATCCACACCATTCAGGCCACCGCGTGAAACTATTTCCAGTTCCATTTCGATGCCCTCAGGTGTTCCCTGCCACCCGTCCACAGCAATGTTGCCGATGTAGTTACTCATGGCTTACTTTCTGTTGGCTGTGGGTTTCAGGACTACGGGAGGGGAGCTGGTGTTGTTAGCTGTTTCCCTTACTGATTTGTTCATATCCTTGAGCTCTTGCTCCAAGGAGTTCAGCGACTGTATGAATTTTTCTTGTGCCGCCTTTTCTTCGGCTGATTCTTCGCGGACCTTCATTAACGGCACACCAGTTCTTGGCTTCTGTGGCTTTATTCCAACACTGCTCAGGATTTCATCCTGATTGTCAATTCCTGGTATGTAATTTTGCTTAGTTTGGGCTTCTGGTCGCAATGCAAACTTAAACCACTCCAATCGTTGAGCTATATCTAAGGCGGTCATTGTGAAGCTACCTGCACCTGCTTCGTTGGCTTTGCCTCGCGTTCTTTCCCAGTAGGCATCACGTGCTGCTGTTTGTCCGGCATAGGTATCAATGCCAGCCATGTCCGCGCTGATCTTGTTCTTCCTTAACTGCCGTTCGTTTACAGCATTTTCGTCCGAGTAAATAACCTTTACCATTTCTTCGAGAGGGTCTAAGCCTTTGTTTTTTGTGCTCACTCCCTTTTTCACATCTTCGATCAATGCCTGAACCGCATCCGACTGTTTAGTAAAGGCAGTGACAACCTGATTTTTTTCTGAATCGTCTTTGGCAAAGTCACGCATGAACTCTTCGTCCTGCATAAGCTTCCTCACGCCAGCCAGTCCCGTTCCTTTGAGTTCTGGATTGATTGCCATCTTGTCAAACAATGTTGCAGCACGATCAGCGGCCTGATCTTGACCCTTGAATAGGTCGGTCATTTTCGCAACAATCGTTACGGCTTCCTCCATCGAGAAGCCTGCCTTTTCCGCTGAAACAAATGCCTTAGGCGCGTATTTTGCAACTTCAGATACTTCGGTGCTCGTTGCACCAGCGGCAACAATGGTGGCGTTTATTACATCGCGGCCTTCTCGGTTAAATAAGTTTTTCCCCTTGAGCATCAGCTTCGCCGCATCATCAGCGGTAACACCAGCTTCACCAGCCTGAAATACAGTCTGCTTCTCCTTCTCGTTAAAGTTTCCAGAAATTGACTGAAATAATGCGCGGCTGGCAACGTTAGGGTCGATTGCATACTTTACTGCCAATGCGTCCCGTTCTTTAATCATGGCTTTGTACTTTTCTTCATCGCCTCCAGCCAATTGTGCAAAAGATATATTTGATTCTCTGACACTCTGGTAATTTGATAGCGCCTTTTTCGATTCCTCATCGTAACGCTGCATACCATTACGCAGTTCATTTATAACGGCACCCACTCCCAATAAACCGCTTGCGTATCGAGCGATCATGGCGACGGAATCGCTACCAAAAGCCTTATTGCCCTTGCTGGCAATCTCGCCTGTTGCAGTAGCGTTTTTTTCTGCAATGGTACTCGATTTAGTAAGTTGAGAACTGTTCTTTTCTATCTCTGTTGAATTCTTAATAAATTCATTCGTTACCTTCTTTCTGGCGCTGGCGAGTTTTTCGGCACTAACCAGTCCAGCATCTTCAACGGCCTTGAGCTTGGCCATTTCCGTTCTGTATTTTTCCAAAGGCGAAGCTTCAATTTTATTGAGAGTTTCGGCAAACTTCTGCAACTCCTTTTGTGCAGATGCCTGCTCGCGTGCCATCTTTTTGGTTTCGTCGGCAATCTTCGTAAAACCCTTTTCCGACTTAGTCTGTGCAGCAATCAGCGTAACAAGTGCATTATGTGCCTGCGCTTGCTCGATGGTCATTTCGACGCTAATTTTTCCGTCGCTGCTCATTCGTTCTGCCTATGTTTAATAATCACTTCCGGCTCATAATCGAACAGTACCGAGTACGCAAACCACTCACCCCATGTCGGCAAATACTGAGGCTCTAAACCTCTTGCCCACCTAAGGAACCTTGACCATTGGCCAGGACGATTGCTTTTTTTTTGACAAGTTCCACAAGGCTGTCGTAGTCTATGAATTGCTTGAGAACAGTCTCGCAATTCTTTGATGTGAACAATCCGAGTAAGCTGGCCTCCCATTTTCCGATAGCGTAATTGGCCTGTAAAACTGCGGTGGCAATGTCCATATCGACAGGAAAATTCTCGATACTCGCACCGTTGTCGTCGCACAAATAAAAGCCCAGTAGTTCGGCCATGCTCCACAGCGATTGGTACTTCTTAACCGGTCCACCGTAGTACCAACCGGCTTTACCGTCGCGTAATCGGTAGATCAGTGATTGCTCAATTTCGCTGGTGAATCTGGGCATCATGTCCTTAGGATTCGTTAGCCAAGATTCATCCTGCTCCCATTTTCTGGCCATCGGTATTTGCCACTGGTTTCCATCGGCCAACAGCACGCGACTACCAGCCAGCATGGAAGACCGTTGCAACGTTTCTGGCTTCGGTGGCGAGTCTTTCCAGAAGCCTACCCACGCCTCTGCACCTTGCTCCCTGTCGGCCATGCTCACCCATTCTTGCTGGTCGGGAATGTATTTGCATTTTCCTTCGGGCATACGTGCATCACAGAACAAATAGCCGTTGGCTGCACCTGGTCCCCGTGAGAGGTTTAGGTAGCTTTTGCGCTCGAACGAATCGAGCACATAGCCTAAGTCTCGCCTCTCAATTTCGGCTTGAGAGATCGTGTTGCAATGCGGCATGAAATACAGGAATGGCATGGTGCTTACTTAGGTTGAACAGGTTTGGATTCTTTGGTTTTTTTGTCGGTGATCGCGTCGATGAAGCCGGTAATTAACTTACCTGCCTCCTGTTTCTTACCGCTGTCGTAAGCCGAAACAATTGCGGCTTTGTTATCTTCGCTGAGGTCGGCAATGATATTCTCAACAGCCGTTCTTCCCAGCCCGGTTGTTCTGGAGACAAGTTCAAACACCTTTTGTTCAGGTGTCTTTACCTTGGGTTGTGCTTTGCTGCTATCGCTTTTTGGGGCTGGTTCAGGTGTCTTTACCTGTTCAGGAGTTGCGTCTTTTGGCATGTGAAAGTCCTTGTGAATGCGTGAAGGTGTTACCGCTACGGCTTATTCAATAATGCTGGTCGTATCCATCGAGAGTGGAGCGTTTGTACCATCGGAAATGAGCGGAATGCGTATCGATGCAACTGAGTTAGCCGTACCGCTGGCGTTGAAAAATTCATCGATATAGGCACGGCCAAATAGCGGGATTAGCTTGATATGTTCGGCAACATCGTCACCCACAAAGCCCGCCCCCATCGCACGTTTGCGAAGAATCACATAACTGTAATCGTCGTTGATTTCCAAGCCAGTGAAACCGAGCTTTGCAGAAGCCAGTAAGTCAGCAGCCATGACGCTAATCGTGATCGCCATACCGTTCTGGTCGTTGATATGGGCGTGTTCGTCGTACACATGGCCGTCGGCTGAAACGGTTTCTGCAGATAGGCCAAAATCCAATTCAACTCGCGTTTTTTGAGTAAGTGTAAATTGATTTTCGGAAGTGGAGCCAAGCACCACTTTGCCCAGTGTCCATCGCACATTATCGACTGTGCTGCTAGGCAATGCCTGTGAAGCACCATAGGCGACCGGAGCTGCCTGATCCGCATCGCTCACGGCCATGAGGTCAAGGTTCATAATCGCATCTTGCTGGTGCTCAGCAGTGAGTGTGCGGGGAACTAGCAGCCCTTTGCCGACAGTGTAGGTCAGGTGATTGCTTCCAGTGGCACGCCCACCGCCTGACAACTTCTTTTTGCCGTACATGACCACACCAGGATTTGTACTATTGGCGATTGCCAGAGCAGTTGTACCGAGCGCGTCGAGTACCTGCTTGACCGATACAGTCCCGAAACCAAACGTAGGTTTTGCTGAGTAAATGGACTGGAATTCAGGCCAGATATTGCCGCTGGTAACTTCCTGTTTTAGCTCGATTCCGGTACGACCGCTTTGGTTGCGGATCCCACCGCACACCACCGAGCTAATACCGTCAGGATGAATCTTGATTTGCGACAACGTATGCAGATCGAATGCCATGTTATGACCCTTTATAAGTTTATGCTTCTTGATTCCTTCAGCGCCTTTAATCGCTCGAAGGTTTCACGTTTGGAAAATTTGATAACCGTATCTGTTTCAGGCTCAGTGATCGTTGTCAGTTCTTTCACTTTGTCGATCACGATGCCGCTCTTTGTGGCAGCTTTATAGTTCAGTTTTTGGGCATTCATCTTCACTTGCGCCCGCGCCCGTTTGCTGGTTGCCGTGCTCGATATGTTGACCACGCGAGTTGCTGCTTCGCTTTCACCGGTGTATTTCAGCGGGTCGGCGTGTCCCATCTTGCGACGCTTCTTCCCGCTGTATGAAGTCCAGTAGTTTTTTGATTCACTTGCACGACTGCCTTCACCTTGGCGATCCGTGTAGCCATACATTCTGGCACCGTCGCGCGTAAAGTGCCTTGGCCGCATCGTAGTGTGCCACAGGTAGCCCATGCCCCACGCCACGAGCCTGCCAATAGCGTTCAGTTCACGCTGCATAATGCGTGGTGTTACGCCTGACTCTCTGGCAGTGAATTCAGCGGCCATTATTGTTGATTCCCGTAAACAATATCGAGCCAGGCAACAACATATTCACCGGACTCAGATGCTTCTTTATGGTTTGACACCAGAGGACCAAATAGGTTGATACTTTGTAGAGAAATGTAATCGTGGTCTGCGTCGGCGGCTTGTTCGTGTTTTTCCCACATTTCAGCGATGATCGCGCCGATTTCCTCTCGCATGTTGACCACTGCATTTTTGGGAGTGGCCAGCGTTTCACCGTCGCCAGAAGCCAGCGAACGCTCAAACATGACTTGCAGCCTGCCACCATCGTTATAGGTGCCATCGGTAGCAGTGCGCACCGAGCGAAAGCCTTGTGAGACATCCATTTCAACGGTGATAAATGGCCGCAACTCATCGAGTTCGTTCTTTGTCCATGTAACCTGCGTGGCTGCTGGGTACTCAATGTCAGTATCGTGAATGCGTGGGTAAGCTTCATCGGCATCGCCTGCACCAAGGAACGACTGCACACTATTGCAATTCGCCAGCAGCATCATGCAGCGGGCAATTGCCATCGAGAGCGGGTCTGTGCCTGTTGGTTTAGTCATTACCGTTTAGCCTCAACACCTTGACCGCGCGATTTGTAAGCCACGCGAATGAGTTCTACCATCGTGCGATTTTCGTCACGGCTCATGATTTTATTAACCGTGTAATCAGTCCCGTCGTATGTTACCGCTGCGTTTTCCAGAGGGTTATCAATATCGTCTCTGAGAATCGAGCAGTTGCGTTTATAGGAGATTTTTACACCGCCTTTGGTCTCAACTTCTTCGCCACTGGTCTCTGGAAAGATGATTGCCAAAAACGTGGCTGGTGATCCTGAGGCAGGTGTGTAGGTGATCGATGCAGGATTTAATTGCAGATGTCGGACCAGTCCTCTTTTCTGAAATAAGCTGAATCGTGTCACTGTCGTTACTCCAAAAAAGGGCAGGCTTGTTACAGCTCTGCCCTTTAGAAGGTTAATCTTGAGCAGCGATTAGAACGCTTGGAAAGTACGGTATCCGAGCGTGAGAACGGACACGTTACCAGGGCTGTCGTCGCTGGTTTTTTCCATGTGCGCCAGCAGTTTCAGCGGACCTGTGGCAGCATCGAGCTTGAACACACTGGAAGGCAGCACGTTCACGCCATCGACGTAAACCTGAATGTCTTCGTTGTCTCGCAAATCGAATTGCACAAGGAAAGGAGTACCAGCGGTGAAGTCAACCGTCGTATCCGTAGCAGCAACTTCGGTGGTGCCATCGTCACTTTCGATAGCAATGTTTGTCGAAGCCCCATCGATATGCACAAACAACGATTCGGTAATGGAATCGGCATCGGTGGCATGCGTGGCATTAGCCAATCCGATATTGATGTCAACAGCAGCTGCATCGCCATTGGTATTTACGCAAATGAGCACATCCACAATCGCTGGCGTACCAACGGCAAAGGCACGATGTGAGAGAGCGTCAACCTTTTGAGCTTCTGCGGTTGCAGAGAAACGCAAATTAACACCGTCACCCACGCCGTTTGCTGCCACGAAGCCAGCGGTCTCGATAGGCACACTAACGAATCCATCGGCCAAGGTTGCGGTGTACACGGGCTGCAAATTCAGTTCAACCAAGATTGTGGTTGCAGACGATGTGCCATCTTCCTTGGCAGTGCCTAGAAAGAAATCTTTGTCGTTGCGGTGGCGCAAGTGAGCAGCGTTGGCAGAGGCGTCCCAGAAGAGGCTGCTACCATACAAAACAACCATTGAGGCTGTCTTAGCAACTCGCACGATGCGGCCAATTGCAAACGAGCCAAGCTCACCCGCCGCAACATCGACGGGGCTGTAAGCTGCACGCCCGTCTGGCAGTTGAATGACTTCGCCAGCGCTAACAGCAGCGGTGGGCGTGAAGTCGATATACTCCGCGTTTTTTACTGTTTCAAGTTCCATTGTCATTATCTCCGACTATTGAATTTAAGTGATTTGAAAATACTGATTTGATGAAATACTAGGCGGCACCCTTGGATTTGATACCAGCCATGTATTCCGATTTGTTACAGCCGAAGTCGTGATAACCTCGGAACTGAATCCCGAGCTGATCGAAGTCGGCATCGGCAGAATCCACCGTTGGGTTTTGATTTCCGTTCAGGAAGCTCACTGCCATTGGGTTCATGTTGTTGCCGAACAAATACCATGCAGTCGTACTGCTGCCTGTGTAGGAGGTATCGCCTAACTGCGTCACAGTGATAGGTCGATACTTACCGGCATGGATATTTGCATCACTGGCTTTTACGCTGGCCAAGTTGTTATTCTTGTACAGAATTTCAGCATTGTTGGTCAAAGCCGAAGGCACAAGCAATTTGGCTGGCTCGCCACCGAGCATGAAGCGAGTGGTTTCATCGCTGTTTACCGCTGCCGATTTACGTTCACGGTATGCAGTTGCACCCAAGCCCAAACCAACGCCATCGGTGCCAAGGTTAGTTGTTGCACCAGTGATATAATTGGTGCGAGCAGCAGTCCAGAACGTGGAAGCGTCGGCCAAGAATTCAGTCCAGAAAATCTTGAGGAATTTCAGGATAGCGCCACGGCCTAAACGAATACGGATATCGTCGAACGCGCTCAGGTCATCGTTAATGATATGAGGGCGGGTTAAAGCGAACATCTTGGCGTAGGTCTTGACTTGGCGACTGTAGGACTCTTCGCCGACCTTTCCATGCGCCATGTGACCAGTCGGAGACAATTCTTCGTACTCCATGCCATCGATCATGCGGTATGAAGTCATGGCGTGGAAATTGTTCGACGTTTTGATGTCCGAAATTTCACGCCAGGTCTGATCTTCCGTTACGTATCCAGCTAACAGTTCCTTGTTGGCCACATTCGATAATATGCCTGAGAGTGAAACGGCAGTGAATGCAGTGCCGTGTACAGGTAATGCAAATCGCAACACCTCACGCAAGTTACCGTCGGTGATTCGGTCGCCTGGTGCTAATGGCATGCCGTTTTGGGCAGCGGCAATGATAATCGCCTGTTGCAATCCCATTCGACCACGGAACTGTGAATGCGAAGTTTGCAGAGTTTTATCGCTGAATCCTTTTTCATGGTCAGGAATGTTCAACGACTGGCACAAAGCAGCTTCGATTACGTCGCCACTCATGTCTTTGCGGCTGGAATGAATAGCAGGACCAGTTGGCCGTTCGGCTTCAATGAGCTTCAACTCAATGGCGCTGGCAGCTTTGATAAGCTCAACTTCCAGCTTGGGACCAGCCCATTTTTCGGAAACAGCCTTCTTTTTGATTTCACGCGAGGTTTTCAAGCCAGCGGCTTTGATTTCCGCAAACTTAGGCGCAGGCACACCTTCCTCACGATTTGCAAACACAACTTCCAGATTGGAATTGTGTTCGGCATAAATTTCGGCAATTTCTTCAGCATCAAAACTGGCAGCCTTGATAGGTTCTGGCTGTGCCGCCTTGCTGTCGTATTCCTTTTTCAAGGCGGCTTTTTGTGCATCGGTTAGCGTTGTCAGGTCAAGCTGCATCGCCATGATCCATTGTTCAAAGTTCATCGGTTCATTCTCCTTACGGATATTGGCGGCAGATGCCGCAATAGTTACTGTAGATTTCTGGTCTGCACCACGTGGCACAAACCCAACCCCAGCTAAAATACTTTTTCGCGCAACATCGACGGGACCTACAAAGGTTTGACCGTTCACTGTTACGATCTTGCCAGCGGCAATGTGTTCGACACTTCCGGCATAAGGTAAGGCTTCAATTGAAGTGTTCCAAGGAAAGCCGTTTTTGTCGGCTTCGATAACCTCGTTACGTGGCTCGCCTGGATAGGAGAGCAGACCGTCGAGCGTGAGTTTTCTGCCATCGTTGGCTGTGTTTGTTACATGGCCAACTAAACGTTCTTGGTCGTGCTTCAGGTTCGCCAAGATGCGTTCCGATGGCTGCAATCCTTGCAGGTCAACAATGATTCCCTTGGGGTATTTGTTAGTTTTCAGGATGCCGCCAGTGTATGCAACGGTTGAAAACTTAGGCGTACCGCTTGCGTCCGCAGCAGCTTCAATGCTTGCCGTGGCGATAAATTCAATCGCCTCAAACGTGTAAACATTTGCATCACTGGCAATAATTGGTAATTCGCTAAGCATCGGTGCCTGTCTCCTGTTTTTGATTCTGTGGATAGGCTTGATAGCGACGATAAAACACGGTATCGAGCAGCACCTTACGGGCTTCTTCTTCGGTAATTCCGTAGTCCTCAGCCAGTTCTTTGAGCTTGTCGAAGAAGTCTTCGCTGTCATTTGCGTAGAGTTGTGACAAAGTCAGTGAGCCGTTACGCAGCTTAACGTCATTGGCCTTAGCTTCACTTTCCAGATCGGCTTCTGGATGTTTGGGAAAGTCAAATGTATGAGGGGGAGTTTCGTCAGGCGGAGCATCCCAGCCGAATCGCAATACAGCGTCCTCGTACCAGAGCGGAAACACTTTCGCCAAGACGCATTCCTCGCACTCTTGGCGTTCGACATCGACACCACCGAAATACACTTGGCGGTCTAATCGACCAGAGGCAAAGTTGTATCGGCTCGAATCACACTTAGCGATATTGAGCGGCATGTTTTTAGGGCGTGCCTGCTCGTTAATTTGGGCTTCGTTAAATGTTTCATAGGATGCGTTGGGCTGCTCTGCCTTGGGTTGAAACGCATCCTGACCAGCAGGCAAAGCGGTCATCATCCCCTTTTGAATTTCGAGGGTTGACATTGCCGCTGGCTGCACCATTTCGTCAGGCTGAAACGCAGTGCGCAGAAACAGGGAGAATCTCGCAATGTTCTCAGCAGCACTTACGGTAGCCTCGCGCCAGCGTCGGGAACTGGCACCAACCTGCATGGTTGACTTCATTTCAGGAATGCCGCGATGCTGACCAGGCCGGCGAAGCATGAACCAATGCACAACAAACTTAGCTGGCACCAACTCAGGAGCTTCGTACATCGTGTTGAACTGGCTGCCAGGGTGATACTTGAGCACTTCGTAGAATTCAGGGTTGCCGAATTCGTCGAAGATAATACCGTCGATATGGCCAGGGACATTAAACGGAGTGTGTTGGCTCTGGCATTGTTCAGCCTCGAATACAACCATGTCGAGCTTAACGGGATGTTTTACTTTGGGGTTGCTCTTTAGAATTCCGAACGATTCACCGTCTTGAACTTTTGCGTGGCACAAGCACCACAATTTACGGCGGAACTGAGTAGCTTTGCACCATGCTGCAAACTCGCGTTCTACAGTTTCGTTAAACTCTTTGTTCTGTGTCAGCATCCGCAATTTACAGCCGAGTCCAACCACGAAATTGGCGTGCGTTTGCACGATGCCATCTGTGAAACCGTTGTTGCCAACTTCGTAACGTGAGCGCTTTACCAGCTTGGCTCGAACATGCTTGGAATGTGCTGAGTCAGCATCGAGAGCATCAGCGTTAGCCCAATAGTTTTTAAATTCATCGGAATCGCTGGCAGCGTCGTACTTGGCTTTGATTGCTGTTCGATCATTAGCAGATTCGACAATGTCGGTACGAACCATCGCCCTGCGCTGAGCTGGCGTGATGCCAAGCAGAGCATCATCGACGGGAGAGCTTGCAGCAATGCGATTTGCAAGAGCGATCATGCCTAACCCCCGCCCGGTGGAATTAGCTTGGTAAATCGCAAGCCCATGTGATTTTTAGAAGCTGCATTTGTGTTAGCCAGGTGATTGGCTCCAGCGATCATGTCACGAATAGAGTGTGATTCAATTTCCTGACCGTTGGCATCTTCGCGCGTACGTTTTACGCCGCCAACAATGGCCTCTTCAATCGCTTCGTTAGGAGTTTCTGGCGTGCTCATGTGTGTATTGATACACAGGAGCGAGCTTTCATCAAGCGATTTATCCCAAGATTACTATATGTAGTAAATGACAGTGAAAATTATTCATCTTTCACGATTTCTATGCGGTATCCTTGCGGTACAGGAAACTCAATAGTGGGCAAATCGTACTCGCAATTCCGGCAAACTCGCTGTCGTTTTCGCACTCCGTTGCGCTCGTGACTGTTCACCACTCGCCAATCCTTACAGCCACAACGAGGGCACTGCCAACCATCGGTAGATGCGGACATTGCCGCCATTTCTGCTAGTGTCAAAGGTCGCTTCCTTTCTTCGCTCATCGTGCTTGTGCCGCCATTTCTGCCAGAGTGAGAGGCTTCCTTGCATCGCTGGAAACCATGCTGGCAACAGACGAAGGAACCTCAACAGGTGCCGAATCCACGCCGGACACAACGCGGATTCCAACAATTGAGGCTCCGACATCGGAATAGTAGCTGGCATCAAGCCAGTGGTTATTATGGTTCCTGACTCGCCATCTACGACGCAATGCGCCGTTATGGAACTCTTCTACTTCTGTTTCGCTAATGATGTGGTGCGCGTACTTTACGTGGTCGCGCTCGTCGATGGAAAGCACTTCGTTTCCGGTGGCTGGGCTACCGTAGAGCTGCATACTACCAGGCATGCCAAGAGTGGTAAGCCAGCGGTCGTGTTCCCAATTTTTCCAACGGTCGGCATCGGCCATTACCAGCCAGACGTTGTATGATTTCTGCTTTGAAAAGAACCAACCGTCCCCAGGCTTCTTTGTGCGAGAGGCCTTGAGTTCATCGTTGAACGAGACCTTCACGCAACCACTAGACTTGCCTGCACCCATGATGGGATAGACACCTTTGCCAATGTCTCGACAGGCTTGGTAAACGGCATTTGTTTTGTAGCCAGCATCGTAAAGTGATATGTCGATCTTCCGCAGCTGCTTATCAGCAGTTGCATACCTGACTTGTCTCATTTGGTCGTGATGACTTAGGATTGCTCTGTAAATTGCGACATCAACGCCTTCCTCTACATTGCGAGTCGTATTAACCACATCGTGCACGCCCTTATCGATTACGAAGCCTGTGCCATCGGCGCGCCATGCCCTGACAACCCAGTGCAGCGAGTACTTGCCGATGTCGCAACCCATAGTGATTTTGACGCATTCCGGCGGGACCATTAGGCGAGGATAGCCAGATACCTGCTTTTGAATTCGATTGGCAGTAAGCCCGCAATCTGTACCGCCAAACTCCTGCGGTGGGTCGTTCTGCAGCTCGGTTTGCACGGCCTCCATGCTGGTGCGAGCAACTTCATAGTAAAAGCATTCAAGTGCGTCAATTTGCCCTTCATCGCCCTTGCGGTTTGGGTTCAGAAGTTTGGCACCGCGTTGCATTTCCTCAAGGTTTGCCTTGTACAGCTCCTGCGCGTTGTTGGTGCTTTTTATCCAGTCGTTTCGGCGAAGAATAACATATTCTTCCCACAGGTCCTGGCGTTCCGGTGGCTCGATAAGAAAGCGGAAACGCTTGCCCCTGAATGAAGGCTTCTTCTCTGGGTCAGTGTAAATCGCAGAGACGCAAACATTGTTCTGCAAAGTGGTGAGCAGCACGCGGGCTATTCGTCGTTTCTGCCCGCCAAGGTACGCAATGTTTCTATCAATCTTACGTTCCAGCTTTTTAGTTTGCTCTTCGCTGGCTGCTGTTTCTTCGGTATCGGGATCATCGATAATCGCAAGCTCTGGACGCACATTGCCGCGTTTCATGCCGCGCACCGCTGAATCGAGACCGCGTGTGGCAATGATAGTTTTCGCTGATCGTGAACCAGGCACGTTGGGCAACACGATTTCGCGGCCACACCAAGAGAACTTTGAAGACACTTTCTGAAACGTGGCTCCGGTATCCTGACGCTTACCGCTCACGGTCTGACTGTGCGCTCTCTGTGGCGTGCTCTCCAATGCGGCAATCGGTTCGCAGACTTCAGGGTAATAGGATCGCAAGATTCCATTCTCTTCAAAGCGTGTTTTGATCGATTTCAAGCAGTCCTCTGCGTCACTGCCAGTCGTTGAGAAGATGACCACAAAACGCACCTTGCCGGTGAGTACCGCATACATCGTGACCCATTCCGTCAAATAGGTTTTTCCTTCACCGCGCGGAGCTGCAATTGCTTGGTCGCCACCTGATTCAATCGCGCGAAGAATTGCGTTTATGATTTCGGTTTGAGCTTCGGTAAACTTGTACTCGAAGTCACCATTACCAAAAAAATAAAGCCACTCGTAAATATCCTTCTCAAGCTCTGCACGGGTCGCTAAATCGACGCACTCAGGTATCGGTACATCTTTCTCTTCCGCTCGCTTACGACGCTTTGCGGCCTGGTCTCGTTCACGCTCTTTGTGGCCTTGAGCAGGTGACATTTATGGGCATTTTCCTTACAACCCAGACGGAGTGTGTGTATTTCCTAGACGATGAGCGTTGCA